TTATCTTTTCTTGTTGATAATTTAAAACCTAAATTTTGGCCTGGAGTTAATGTTATAGAACCTATGGGATTGAAGATACCAGCAATTGCACCATCTTGTGTTACATTTACAGTTACTTCATTCTTAGTAAAATTAACAATTCTAATTTCAGGTCCATTAATCCAAACACCATCACCATCATCTTTAGCTCTTGCTCTAAAAGTAATATCTGGGTATGATTTATCTGAAATATTTACCACTTTTACACCAAAATCATCAGATACTTTAAATCCTTCTTGTATTTTTGCGGCTTTACCAAATAATTCTTCTCTTAATTCTTCTACTTGCTTTTCTAATGTTTGATTTCTTGCAAACAATGAAACTCTTTGAATTGATTCCGCAGTTGCTTTTTGTATTGAATTTTGAAGTTCTACAATTGTACTACCAACTTTAGAATTTGCTTGCTGAGTTTGGTTTTCTGCTGATGCTACTACTAAATCTTTACTATCTAATTGAACCAATAAACTTTGTGTTACTATTTCTAATTCCTTTACCTTTGCTCTTAAATCTAAAATATCAGAATTTAATTGAGTTATAATTAAATCTCTATCAGCTATTTCTTGTAAAGCTGCATCGTACAAACTTTTTAAAACCATTTCTGGTAAAACCGGTGGTTCTACTGGAATTAATTCTATAATTGTAGTATCGATTGATTTTAAAAGTTCAGATTCTTTATATTTTGGTTTTGTTAATTTACCAGTTACAATACCATCATCTACAACAGATCCGCTGAATATGTGGACACCAAACGAATTTTTAGTTTTAATGGCTAATGAACCACTAACTAAAATTTCTCCAACTTTTTGTTCGTTTTTTAATCCAGTTTTCAACATCTTTAGTCTTTTACAAGTTTAAATGTTAATTCATCATCAAAATATTGAATCTCTCCGTTTGAATCAACTTTAAATTCTATTTTATACACTCTACCAGCTTCCCAGTTTGAAAAATTTGGTTTAATATAATTTCCTTCAGAATCACAACTAACTTTAGAATATTCACTAAATGGTACGATAATATCATTTGATGCAAAATCTCTAATTTGATAATATGTAGTTTGTGGAAGATATTTTGTTGTACTATAAGAAAATTTATTTGTAAAAGTTTTTAAAGGATATAGCTCTCTACCAAAAATTCTAAATTTTGGAGTAGTTCCAACTTTATATTCATTTTTTAAATTTGAAATACCTACTTTAATATCAAATGATTCTAATGCTGATAGTGAGCCCGATGCAAAAGTTTGGTCGTCCCAACCTACTCTAATTTTTGGTTGATATATTGTATTTGTCTCTTTACTAAATAATTTTATAATGCCATAATCCATAGTATCGCTTTCAACAGAGTTTGAATTATCTGCATTTGCGAATTTTAACATAAATCCATCATTTGGTATAGAACCACTCATCCAAACTCTAAGAACTGATTTAACATCCATATCAATATCAGCGGTTTGATAATCAAAATTTTGAGATGCACCATAGTTAATCCACCAAGTACCACCAACACCATTGTTTATACTAGCAGTAGTATATGAATTAAAATTATTTTCTAACCAATCTAATTTAGAATCACCTTCTCTATAATTCCAAGTAACACCTTGAGTTGATATATTATCAAAACGAGTTCCTTTACCCATTTCCCAACTACCACTAATTGGATTTGCGTATATTGAATATTTTAATGGAATTTCTTCTGATTGTGTTTCCTTCATTATCAGTCTAGCATCTCCCATAGAAATACTACCATTTGATAATGATTGTGACAAGTATCCTAATTCAAATTTTATTAAAGTATGGGAAACATCTTTAATGTTACCATAATAAATTTTGCTTATTTCTAATATTTCATCTAACCCAGTGTTTTGGTTGGGTTGTTGAAGATAAATTGTTGCATCTTTTGATGCTGTTAAAAAATAGTATGCCATTATCTTACTCTACCTTTTATATCTGAGTCAGGAAACTTAATTTCGAAAACCGAAGGGTCTAAAGATGGATAAACAACCTTATCTTTAGTTGCAGCCTCTATGTTATATGAATTTGGTGAATATTTTCCACCGCATTTATTTGTTATTTTTAATGATGGTACGGATGAAACACCCTCAACATTTGCTATAAGTAATTCAACTTCACTCAAATTTATTGTTTGATTAAAAGTCCAATTATCTATTGAGAAATAATCCTTTAATTCATTTATACATTTTAAAAGAACTTCACTCTTATTGTAATTACTAAATACTATAATTTCAAATTCAAGTCCAATGTTTATAACAAATCCATCATTCATATTAATACCATCGGTAAGAATTCTATACTCATTTAAATAAGTCTTTAAATTTTCTTTAACGCCTCTATTCAAATTTGTAAGTTTACCATTATTATCATATCCCAATAAATAAAGATTTATTGCAAATGGATTGTTTTTTTCATTTTCATTTGAAGTCTTACCAATTAAATATTTTGTAATTTCTTCTTTTATACTTTGTTGGCTTGGTTCTTCTGAATCTGGCTTATTAACAAAACTCATAACCAAATCCGTAAATTCTTGCAAATGGTTTGGTGATGCTAATATAGATGATGGTGAATTATTATCCAATGTACCATCAGCAACAGCGTATGATTTTGCAACTGCCCCATATTTTGCCGGCATAGATAATGCTCTAACTTGATAATCCTTTGCGGTTACTGCTCTATTTTGTGCACCAAAAAATGCTAATGCATTTTGTCTTATTTCTTCTAAACTTTCCGTACCTCTACCACCAGTTGCAGGTACTTCATTATCAATAGCTACTGAACTTTTAACTGTATTGTATATTGCTTTTTGTGCTGATGTGAATGCTTCGGTATCTTCATCGAATTCAATTTTATTTACCTTTGTAAGTTCACCAACAGTTATATTTGATGCAACACCACCACCAACTAAATACTTTACAGTCATAGTTGTATTTGATGGGGATGTACCATACGTTTTTGTTTTCAAAAAGTTAGTTGGGTCAAATGATTCTTCCAATCTATCTATTGAGTTTGGTAATCCAAGTCCAACATTTTTAAGATTTGGAATTAATTGTTCATCACTAGCTGAAGAATCCCCTGCACCAAATTGAATAGATGTTGTATTATCTTGATTTACTTTAGATACAAATCTTCTAGATGTTTTAATTGTTTTTAATATGAATGGTACAGTTGTTTTAAACTGATATAAATCGGGATCGTTCTTTTCTAAATTTGGTTCATCAATAAAAACCATTTCTTGTGCTAAATAAGGAACTTCATACCATTTATTACCATTACCATCTCTAACATCATATATGTCAACTACATTAGTATCATCCAAAGTAATTTTTTGAAAAGGAGAATATGCATCGAAAGTTACTTCTTTTTGTTTTAATTCACCAGATATAGCTTGAACATATTTTTTAACTAAATAAAATAATGGTTCACCTGTATTTGCATCTCTTTGATAGATTGTTATTTCTCTATCAGTTTCATCAGCAAAATCAACTAAATCAGTTGTTCTAAAAATTATACCAGCTTTAGATGATTTACTAAGCATACCTTCTTTAATTCTTAAATAATATTTTGAATCAGGTTTGTTGTTTACACCAGTTCCAACAGAAGGTACTAATTGATAAACAGATAGTGTAGTTACTGCTGGGGAAGATACTTTTGGTTTATATCCCAAATATTGCGATAATGCCAAAACACTTTGTGGGTCTTCGGCATAAACCATTAAAGATTCCTTTAAAGTATCATCTATATAATAAGAAAGAGAATCACCAATATACGATGCCATTTCTATAAACATCATACCAGGTGATGATTCATTAAAATCAGAATATGTTTTTGGAAAATAAGTTTTTGCAAACTCAATAAGGTTATTTCTAAAAGATGCAAAATCTTTATTAAGATATTTTATATCTTTTCCTTTATTTTTAAAATTTCTATTTGTTATCGTTATTGACATATTCTATTTATTATGCAGCTACTTTAAATGTTACTGTATTTAATTCAGCATTACCTAATATACTAAACTTAATTGATATTTTTACCGAATTAGTATCTTTATCATAATTAGATGCTTCAACATCAATTTGCTGAATTGTTATATAAGGTAACCAAGTTTCTATTGCTGTTGTAATAGTTTCTTCTATTTTACCAGCTAAACTATCATCGTTAAAATCAAATAATAATTCTTGTAACCCACTTCCAAATTCAGGCTGCATTACTCTTTCACCTTTTTTGGTTAGTAATAAATTTTTTATATTAGAACTTGCTTGCTCAAATGTTTTAAAACTTTGATTAAATGCAGTATTTCCTATTTGTATAGGCAATGTTATACCTACCGCAAAATCATCAAACTTTTTGGTATCTTGTACAAGCTTTTGTCCTAATACTACTGCCATTACTTCTTAAATCTTTTAACAAGCTCAGAATAGTCTCTATTCAATGCTTTATCTAATGATTCATTACCAGTTTGAACACCCAATCCAGTTCTTTGTCCACCACCAGCAAATTCACCATAACCCATTTTTTCAGCTATTGCAGTTCTACCTACTATTGAACCCATATCAGCCTGGCCAAAACTCATAGTTCTAAATCCAGCATCAGTTGAAACAGCTGTTCTAGTTTCATTTAGTATTTGATTAATCATTGGATTTTTGCTAAATTCTTTTGGTTTTGGTTGAGCTACTTTTGTAGTTTCTTCACCCAAAATAGCCTTAGCCATACTTAATCCAGTATTTTTTGGTTGTTTTTGTTCAGCCAATACTTTCTTCATTTCAGACCTTACTGCTTCCTTAATAAGAGTAGGAAGTTGTTG